GAGATCAGTATTGCGGTAAGTGACGCGAGTATTTTTTTCATACTAGGAGTCGAGAATATTTGCGACAGAGGTGTCGTATTTAGAAAGTTTTCCTCGGTATCGTTCGTAGTAACTTTTCGGATATCGTGGTTTTTCCTCACTATCGAGCCATGCCCCAAAGATGAGGAGAGACAGAACAAATCCCGCACCAATCGCCATTAGTATGATTGTATCCATATTATGTTCCAGTTATACGAGCTGTAGCGGTACATGATACCCCAGTCGGAGATCCCGTAGGTGTGCCGAAGGCCATTGTTGTTGTTGCCCCTGCGGTAATTACGTTATTTGAAGTGAATCTCATTATATTTCCACTTGTAGATGAAGCTGAAAACATTGTTAGAAGTGTCGGAGCACCACCCCACTGGAGCTGAGCGTTCAGTTTAGAACCCGTTGGTACCGTGGTACATGAAACACTATCAATGGTTGTACCAGCAGGGAGTACAAATTCAATTGGTGTTGTTGTTCCCGTCCATGCGGTAGTGGTTGACATAGGATAGACGATGTATCGGTATTGCGTATAGACCTGGGTTGCTGAACCGTCACCGATTTTAAGCTGGTCGTCAGTAGTGTCGAACTCAATCTCACCATCAACTGTGGGTGACTGGGTTGTACCCGTGGGTACCTGTAAGAAATTACTTACAGACAAATTAGTGGTTGAGGCACTCGTTACAGTAAATATATTGCTAGTTGTTGAAAATGTGAACGATGCACTACTAGAGAATGTTGCTGGAGTTCCATTTGTTGAGGACCAGAAAAGAACTTGTCCAATAGTATCGGCTGTGGTGGTACCAAAGTATGCTCTTAATGAAAGTGTCCCTGCGGCGGTAATTGCCCCTCCATTCAAGCCAGTTCCACCTGTAACCGATGTCACAGTTCCTAGTGTGGTACTGCATGTGGCACAAGCAACGGTAATTGGTGACGAGCCTAAGACAGATGCGCCAGCAGTCACCGTTATTACACCAGAACCCGATAAGGTTGTAGTGGAGGTGGTCTGTACAGTATTAAATCCTGAAGCAAACAAAACTCCACTCTGAACTAGTGCCGATGTTGTACCAATTTTAGTAGAAAATTTAGCATCCAAATCTGCCTGTGAGGATAATGTGCCTGTAATGTTACCCCATGAAACGACTGCCGATGATGTTGCCGTTACCCATCTTGGAACCTGATTAAATAGCATTAGGTACTGACCATTTGTTCCAGCGGTTGTGGTACCAAGTCTTCCTGTACCATTTCCGAGTAGAATTGTATTCGCCGTGATATTTGTCCAGCCTGTTCCGCCCTGAGGAACTATAAAGGCAGAAATTGCATACGCGAAACTGGAAAATCCAAGAACGCCTACAATCACCGCTGCCACCCAACCGAAGTATTTTGTATTCATATTAAGAGTATACGATAGTGAATCCTGTACCTGATAATCCTGCGTCGGGGGCAACTACAAAAGTAATCGTTACCCCAGATGTGGTGTAGTCAACGGTCGGGTGAATATATTGTCCGTTAATCGCGAAACTGTAGACGGTATTTATAGTGTGTGCCGTAGTAAAGGTTACATTTGAACCATCTATAGTTCCCGAGGGAGTTTCCGAATATATAGTGCTGGTTGATGAGTTATCCACCAGGACACGCCCTGTGGTTCCGTCAATAAGCAACGGTAGAACTACCGTGCTATCGGTATTTGATTGCCCGCCTGCAATCACTACTCTGTTCTGGTCTCGTATAAGTGATTGAACCATATTAGGTGGTTTGAGCTTGTATTGCACCCGTGACAGGGTTCACTGAAACAGGGAGTACTACAGATGAATTGGAGCTTGATTGACCAGCTAGGCAAGGAATCCTGTTACCCTCTCGAGGCATTGTCGCGGGGATTGCAGACATTACGGCCATTGTTGACACACCAATTTCCATCATGACCTTACCCGTAGAGGACGACATCTGAATAGGAACCAAGGTTGTCCCGTCCACACTTGAAACGCCCCACCAAATTGTTTGTCGGTTCTCGTCTCGTATTACCGATGTGTTAATCGGGGCTACCATAATTATATTGTGAAACCGCCTATATTTGCTTTGCAGGCAGATGTACCGTCAATTTCAACACTGACCAAGTCACCAACAACGCCACCCAGGGGGATTTCAAACTTTTGAACCATGAAAACTGCACCTACCTGGGCCTGCCAAAGAGTAGTGGTGCCCGATTTAACAAGGATTATGGAGCCAGCCTTATCAGAGCTTGCACAAATGTCCGTAATATAGTGGGCGTGACCCACAGAGGCAGTTTGGGTAGCCACGGCTGCTGAAGCGTGAGTTGCCGTCTGGCTAAATGGGGTCCCATGTTGGGCTTTGTTCAGTGACATGATATTTTTGTTTTATTTCGGCTATAGCTCTATTTAATGTTTCACGTTTATCCTGTATTGCGCGTTCTCGGTTATCAAATCCAGCCTCCTTATCTGCCACCTTATCCTCTCTTTCTTTTAAGGTTACGGCACGATTCTTGAGGGCTATTTCCTCACGCCTTACCACCAATTCACGTTCAGTAAGTTCACCCGAAGCCTTTGTAAAAGCCCGTGTAAACGTATCAGTATTGGCCTTTAGGTCATTACGCCGACTCTCTATGTCTTCGCGCTGTATAAGCAAGGATTGGGCTGATTCAAATGCCTTTTGTTCGCGTTCCGAAACTTCGTCTAACCTATCTGCCAAACTTTGAGCAGACTCATTTAAATCGGTTTCGCGCAAATCCAGTACCACACTACGCTCGCGTAAATTCCTATCCTTAGTTTCCAGTTCTTTTCCCCTTTCCTCTAGGGGGATAAGGGCTTGGTTCCTGCGTTCCTCTAGGATAGTGACCTCGTGTGTTACATGTGTAACCTTTTCTTGGTGCTCTTTTTCCTCCTTGGCCCATATTTCGTGCTGACGTTTAAGGGCAATAGCAAAATTAGACTCGGCCTCTGCGAGTTCTTTATGCTTTTGCGCCACAAGAGCGTCTATTTTGACGGCCTTTTGCTTTTCACCCTCCGTTCTTTGTTTAGACTTATGTACGGCCTCGGCAGGGGCTAAAAGCCTTAGTGTCATTGAGCCGCCTCAGCGAATTCCTCGTCCTTGCGGGGGCGACCACGAGGGCGCGGGGTGTTTGTTACACCAGCCGCAGAGTTAGAGCCTTCACCCTGAAGTTTTGCAATTTCCTCTGCGCGTATTTCCTCGCGCATACGGGACATAATAGGGTTTTCCTCGCCTGCCTTAATTTCTTGCAATGTCTTTGTCTCGTATGGTTCACGTAGAGTAGGGGACAAAATACCCATTTCAATACGCTCACGCTCTTTATCAGTAGCGGCCAACGCTGCTTTCTTGAAAAACTCCCTGTCCACAACCTCTTTTGTAATTTTAAGGGCCACAGCATGGCCAAATTCACCCATTTCACCTGCTTTTATCAAAATATCCTTACCATCCCACTTACTGCGGATGTCCTCGTCCGTCCAGTTGTTAACAACAAAACGACGCAGCGGGCGTCCGTTCAAACCGTCGTCGTATGTCCCCTCAAAATCCAGATTACTTGACATTTTTGAAGTAAATTAGCTTATATGACCAAGCATACACTGCTTGGTCATAAAGCCATTCCACTACCTGTGGATAACTAGGCGAGATTCAGGTTGATCAAGCCAACCTGGTTTGCCGCGATGCCCGTGATAGCGAGGCCGACAATAGCCTGTACGCCTGTAAGGGCTTCTACAGCACCCGCCGTTGCATTTGAAGCTACGAGCGTGGTCCCTACTGTTACGGTTCCCGCGTCGTTTAAGACAGGGGCCACACCTTGAGTTTGGAGCCAGCCATACTGCGCCGCAGTGGTTGGATAAACCGCAACGCCAACTGGAGCTGAGGATGCGGAAGCAGGGTTGATGATTACCGAAGCAAATGTATTCGGAATCAAGTCAATCCTGGAGCCAGTCGTAAGTGCTACCAGGAGCGGGTCGTTCAACGTAATCGTGAAGACCGCGCCTGTAGCAGCGGTATTACCACCAATTTGGTACACATTTCCAATACCTGCAGAAGTGGTTACACAAAGATATCCACCAGCAAGAGCATTGGCAGTGACCGTTGCGGTAGTAGTCGTCACAATCGATGTGGCACCGATTGCAGCCGCTGTAACCGCAAGGTTTTGGTAGTTGGTCGTATCTTCCGCAGATGCTTGCTGCAAGTCACCTACCACAAGGGCGGTTGCTCCCGCGAGGGCATAGCGAAATACACGGCCGTCGCCCAAAGTCGCCCGTACCCCAAGGCCAGTTCCCTGCGTCGCAGACGAAGAGAAGATATCCTGAGGAGAAACGAGAATTTGAGCTGAAATTGAAGTTGCCATAATTCTTATTTGATTAGTTAGTAATTACGTACCGATGTAATCAACACCGATAACGCACGACAAGCCCGTAGAGGTTGCGTTCGTCGCGAACGTAAGGTACGAGCCAGAATTCCAACGTCTATTAGGCGTTGCTGTCGTAGTGGTTGCTGTCCACACCTCGGACGTTGAAGTCGCGAGAGTGTTGGAAAGTGCCACACGAGGATTTGCCTGCAAACCAAGCGAGGAAACAGCGGTAGTAGCTGCTGACAAAGTCACCTGAGCCAACGAAGTGGCTGCGGTGAAATTAGCACCCGTACAACTGAATTGTACCTGCTTGATAATTCGGTCGTTTGCCTCAGCATTGAAGATTGACGTCGTGGAAGCGGTATCAGAGATGGGCGAGAACACAATCATTGCGGTTTTAGCCGTGTTGAAGGTAGTGCCCGCTGGAGACGCGCCACTTTGAATCACCCTCACACTTTGTGGTGCGAAGTGAAGTACCACCGCCCCCGCAACCAGACCCGCAACTACTGCAAGTCCTGCGAAAACAGAAAAGAGTTTTACGTTGTCCATATTAGAGGATGATGTAAGTGTACGTCGTACCCGCCGACTCCGAGTCCGAACTTGTAATGGTGAATGAGCCTTCCGTCACTGTCACGTACCAGATACCAGCAGGTGCTGATGTGTGAGTGATGACAATTTGGGAGTTTGAGTGAACGTTCGGGTTGCTGATTGTCTCCGTGTTTCCCGTAGTAGTCCACGAGCCTGTCGGCAGTGTCCTATAGCGGAGAAATGGGAGGTAATTAGCGAGCGATGCATTCACTACCGAGTTTAAGATTGACATAATCGTTTTAGTACCCTCTTGCGTTATTGCTTGCGCTCACGCAGTAAAAGGTGATTAAATAGTCGTAATACCCGTAAGTTTGCCGTGGCGTCGTGGGTTGTCCGTGAGGAGGTTGCCGCCGAGCACGATAAACGAGTTGTAAGCGAGTTGTGCAGTCGCTTTAATCCAGCCTGACCAGAAGAACCCGAGGTTCTCAGCTTGGTCGTATTGATTGCCGACAAAGAGCTTGCCGCCAACCTTGACTGGCTTGCCAACCATTGAGTTTGCGCCAGAGCCCTCAAGCACATCGAGTGCCCAGAACTTGACGAAGTCCTCGTTGATTTGGAAGAAAGTACCACTGGTGCATTTGCGGTCAGGAACCACAACCAATCCAGCAAAGGCGATACCATCGGCCTTCATGTTGAAGCCCGTGAATCCCTTGTAGTTGGAAGCAATAACGACATCCTTTGCGATGCGCTCCTGCGGTTGCAAAAGCTGCTCGTAAAGTGCCCAGGTAGTAAAGTCTGTAATTGCAATCGTCGGCCATGCGCCTGCATCTCCAATCGCATTGTAGAGCGTGCGGAGTTTGTAGAGCGTAAGGGTACCAGACGAAGCAGTCACAGTGGACTGGAGTGTGGTGTAGGTAGAGCGGGACAGACCACCGATTGTCGCAACGGAGTTACCGTTATCAACAATCGCACCGAGGCCGAGCATATCCTTTGAGGAGTTGCCCGTACCATCGGAGTAGAACTGTGTGCCGATACCATCAGCCAAGTCTTGCGCACGCGACATCATTTCAACCTCAACCAGCGACAGAACCTGTCGGTCGGTTGCGTTTGCCGCGATGTCTGTGACGGCAAGTGCCACGTTAGCAGTAACGAAACGTGGGTTGTACTTCAAGAGCACGCGAGTGTCCGTGAAGGACGTTGGAAGTGTATCGAAGCCAGAGAACGACTGCACAGCAGTACCAGTCTGATATTTAATCGGAAAGTCTTGCGTAGCAGCGCGGAATTTCTTCGGCTTGGAAAGCATCAACGTCGCAAAACGGTTGGTGCGAAGTACGGTGTCAACCACTTGTGGGACAATGTCTTCAAGGGTCAACGTGTCGACTACGTTATTATAAGCCATATTTTAGTAAGCTATTGGTAACTAACCACGGAGTGCTGGATTGTTTCTCCAACTATCCCATCCTCCTGGTCGGAAGTGCCCCTCGTTTGAGGCTGCACCTGGTTCACCTTCGCCTCTTTCCCCAGCCAATGTCGCCGCCCGCCGCTTGGCTTCCTTTTTAGTGAAGTCAGCTTTTTGGTTGCGTAAATCGTGGAGTTCGACAGCTTGTTTTAAATATGTGATTGGAGAAATCATATACTCACCTTGTTCGTTCTTGGGCGTAAGTTCGTCCATAACGTCAAGGAGGGCAGATTCGTCATTATCGGTAAACTTGCGGTTTGACTTGGCTCCAAAATCGCTGATAGCGGTTGCCCACTCTTCAGCAGTCTTTTCTGCCTGCGCCTCCTGCGAAGCTTCCTCACGGCGTACTTCTTGGATTAGTTCAGACTTTAGGGTACTGAACTCCTCCTTAATGCCAGCCTTGTAAAGCCCATAGGCTTCACGAGAGGCCTCATTATCGCCATACAGTTCGGCCCACTTTTTAGGTAAGTCGCCTGTAAAAACAACTGGCTCTGGCGTTGTTTCGCGCTGCTGTTTAAGCAACGCTAACTCAGTCTCGGCCTTAACCGCCCTATCATGCACTGTCTCAAAACGCGAATAGGGTACGCGGGCAGTATCTTCTACAACGGTGGTTTCCTCAACCTTAGCCTCCGAGGTGGGCTCAACTACCTGCGCGACGGTCTCCGCTGCAATCTCCTCTTCATCAGAGTCGGGTACAGTGGCTGCGTCTAAATTCAAACGGGCCTTTTCAGGGTCCATATTTATATACGGGATTGCTTTGGTTTTAGTGGGGGAGCAGTCCGAGCGAACCCCAATAGTTATTAACTACCGTCAGTATTGCGGTAATTAAATTAAATGGTGGGGGGATTAAGAATTATCCCTGCCTGAAAAACCGCTACGACTTTCGGAGGTAGACTTTACGTCCTTGCCGACATTTTTACCGCGCCAATGTCCTGGTGAAAGCCAGCTACCCTCCTTTTCATGTATAGGGTACTTTTTGGTCTTTTTAGCCATCTTCTTGGCAAAGTTCCAGGTCTTTTTACTAGAGGCATCCATACTATTTAGCCTTAAAAGGACGTCCACGCTTGGGCTTGTCCTCCAATACCTCTTTTAATTCCTCTGGGGTGACCTCCTTGGGGGCCACAAATGAGCATTTGCTTTTATGTATACGGAGCGTTGCTGGTGCTCCAAAATCTAAACCACATTCGCAGATGTTTGACATATTATTTGCAACATTTTTTAACCATTTTCTTTGCTTTCTTGCGTGTGTCACCAAAAAGTTCCGCGTGTTTATTGCGAGTCCTCATGTGTGTTTGCGCATTTACCGCTTCTCTATATCCGTCTTTCATACAGTTCCTTTTTGTTTAATTTCACTTCCAACCTTTTCATGTAGTAAGAATTTGCGCGGCTTACTAGACATCTTTTTTGCCATCTTGGTCGCCTTCTTTTTTAAATCTAGAACCTTTGCCATACGTAAAATGTATTATACCAAGCGTTACTTTAAAGGGGGATTACTTTATGGGGACAGCGTTTAGAAGCTCTTTTGACTGCGCCTCGACTGGCGGCTGCACCGCATTACTTTGTTCAGGTGTTGCGTTCTGTCCGTCAGGTAGCGGGTTGACAGGGGTGCCACCAGGAATTGCAGCGGCCTGCATTTGTTGCCCAGGTGTGACCTGGAAATTTGGCAGGTACTGCGCAATGGCAGACATGTCGCCCTTTTGTATTTGCTGCCACAAGATAAGTTGCTTGGTGCGTTCCATTGGGTCTGGGTCTTCAAGACGTGTATACAAAGCAATGGGGTCAATGGCACCAGCCGACCAAAGGTCAATAGCCTCGTTGCGCTTGGTCAACGGGTCTTTAGGTATAAGCGAACCCTCCTTGACCGTAACCACAACGCCTTTTATGAAGCGTGAGTTTTTGAGGGCAATCATTTCCTGGCCCTGCTGTATACCAACTGTGGAGAAATAATGTTCGTCGTCGTAATGCACGTACATCATCTGCACCATCCAGTTATAAGTACTGTCAGCCACCTGTTCAATGTACTCTGTTATGCCACCACCAATGCGGGATGAATCTTGCTGATTCGCCATGATTTTGCCCCTGACACTGTCCTCTTTTTGCAGTCCTTGAGCAGTAGAACCTGTAATACCAAATATACCCTCTAGCTCGCTGCGTGCGTCTTGCAACACACCCCACACGTCGCTTGCAATGTTTGGTGCGCTGTCAAAAGACACAGCGGAACGCACATCACCCATAACACGGATAGCAGCACCTTTACGCTTCGCAGACGCGGCCTCAGCAGCCTGGGCCTGGTCCATAAGACGTCCGTCGACAACAATGCCGTTGTTTTGGGAGTCGACGTTACGGTCGAGCTGCTTGTAGCGTTTATTTACCTGGTCTTGCAGGGTGATGTTTTGAAGGATAAGTGACGTGTCGTCGTGTGGCTGGATGCCAGTTTTAAATACACCAAGGAATACGTATGGAGCCATTGGTAGGGCAAAGTGGTTGCGGCCCTGTACAGGCTCTTTAATTTCCTCGCCTGTCTCAGCGTCAATGCGACTAACCTCTGCATCCCAGTTCCAGTGTGCGTTTTTGCGCTTGGCCAATACCAGGTTATCTAGTGTGTAGAAAGTATCTGTGCCACGGTACCACCATTTAATTATCTCTAGCTTGGTGCCTTTTTTATCCATTGCCTTTTTGGTAATAGCGGCCTTTTTACTAGGGAACATTGTCTCTAGGCGTGACGCTGCAACTGGGACACGCTCACCAATCCAGTCACCCGTAAAGTAACCAGACTCGTCAATGTGCCCATTAGGGTCAAGTAGTAAACGCTTTGGGTGTACCGATATAATGTCAATCTCGTCTTTAATGTAGTCGTAGTCAATACGCAGAACACCAATACGGTTAATGGCCCAATTGCGGGTTGCCGACTTTAGCTTCATGCGGAGCTTTAATTTGTCGGCCAAGTGAACCAGGGCATTTTTAACATCCTTCGCCAACGACTGACCTTCTGGGCTGTCATCACCCGACACCAGCGGGTCTGGATTAGCGCGGGTAGCGATAGGGAGGAAGGTTTCAAGCGATGAAAAGATACGGTTATCCACAATGCGCACACCCTCAAGGTCATCAAGTGCGTCAGTTTTGTGCTTACCAATCCAATAGGAAAACGCAGTGTCCTGTGTGGACTCAATGTCGGCGTAGTAGGACTGGTACAGCTTTTTCCAATTACTTACAAGCTCGGAAACCTTTTCCTCGCTATATGTTGACTCGTATTCATCTGCGGCAGTGACACTTTGGTCTCCACTAGTTGGAGTTTTATTTAATCCCTGAAAGAGTTGGTACGCACCCTTTATAGCTCCGAAAATGCCCGATGATGACGCATTACTGTCAGTGAGTTGTGCCATGTATTTAAATTGTCGCTTTGTTCCTGGGCTTTTCTAGGGGGATTGTCACATTATTTTGGGGAAGAAGGCTCGGTGGTCTAACTGCTCGGTGTAACCTGGTGTACCAAAACTCGCGGCAGACGGCATGACAATTTGTGACATTTGGTCCATAAAGCGTGACATACCTATACGCCAGTAGACTGTAGCGAATGGGAAGTCACACGGAACCGACGACTTGGCCCAATGGAACTTCATAACGCCCAGGGCATTTTCCTCTTGGGTACGGTATAGGCGTGTCCAGTGCAGCCAGTAGTCATACCAGTCGGCCTCCTTGCCCCACAGGGGTATGCGACGCTCTGAAAACTCATCCACCACAAGCTGTATAAGCCTGTCCCTGTCCACAACCACACTGCCGTCCTCGTCGTTCCATTTTATAAGCTCGTCGTTGTTGCGGTTGCCCACAAAGTAGCAAAGGAACACACGGTTGGGATACTTTTCACGTAGCTTACGCGGCCCGATAATGTCGCCGCCTTGGTCAATAATCATTATGGCCTTGGGGTATTTAATCAGCAGGCTTTCAAGCACGGAATAGTCTTTGCATGTGTCATAGAAGTACAGGCCGTACTTATTACCAATGGTGTACCAAATAGTTTCCCCAGTATCCACACCAATAATAGGCCGAGCATCCTGTGGATTGGTGTCGTCCACCAGGTTCTGCATGAGCTGGGCCTGGGTAAGCACGTTGCCGCGCCCTACATATGGTTGACCAAGCACGAAGTTGGTGAATTGGTCTTCCGTCATCTCTGCCTTCTTTTTGACCACATCCTTGGCCGTTACCCACGGGGCAATTAGCAAAGGTATCCAATAGCCCGACACATCTTTGTCCCTGAACTTACGCACCCACCTACCCTTGGCACGGTTTAGCTCCTTGCCGCATTTAAGGCACGCAAAGATGTCGCCCTGGATATTATCCATTGTGATGTAATCCTCGTTGCCGCACCCACACTTAATAAACCAGTGCTTTTGGTCTGACTTCTGGAACCATTGGTCTACGCCCACACCAGGCGCACTAGGGTTGCTGAAATACCACTTCCACCCGAACTTACTGTGCTGCAAGCGTGTTTGGTACTGCTGGACTATTTCTTGCTTGCTACGGTCGGTTTCGTCGCTGATATATAGGTCAGCTGGAATGGCAAGTGCTGCGCGTTCGGTCCAAGTGCCGCGAAAATAAATAACATTGTTTCCCACTCGCTTTTGCTCAATGGAATCTTTATCAGCAGTCCACTCTTGGAGTATTGGATTGTTTGCGATAAGTCGGTTAGTTTTGCCGCTAACAAACTCTCGAACGTCGTTGGCAGTTGGTAGTGAATAAATAATGTCCATTCCTTTGTTTTTGGCGAGCCACAGAGCTTTAATGTTGGCCGTGGTACTAAAGCCGATTTGCGCCGCTTTGAGTATCGCTTGTTCGGGCGTGAGGTCTTCATATATTTGCCAAAGAAATGGGTGTTGCTTGAAGTCTAATGTGTGCCCCTGGTCATTGGTAATCTTGTAAAACTCGTTAAATAGGTGGATGTTTAGCTCTGCCAACCGTTGTGCGGTGGGGACTGACATATCATGCTACCGACATTTTGTCGGGGTGATACTTGTAATAAAGGTTTGTATTTGCCTGCAATACGTCACGCCTAAAGAACTGGGTGTATGCCCTATTGTCCATGCGGCCCGAAGCGTCCTTACGGAACACCTGCGAGGCTTTACATAAGGTACACACAGCAACCATTGCGTCGTTGTTGTCGTAGATGACTAGGGGGTTATGCGCTTCACGTTTGTTATCACAGGTCATTTTTCAATTACGGCACATACGCCGTCACTGCTCTCGGACACAAAGAAGTAGTCCTGCTTTTCATAGGTAACTGTGTCAATGGCCCAAGCCTTTACCAACACGGTATCCCCAACTTTTACACTCGTTACGCCATCTCCAATGGCTTCAACTATGGCTACTTCGCGAATGGTCTTTTTTGTGGACACGTCAAGGTCGCCAATCTTCTGTATGTTTTGCATCCCTAAATATATCTTGCCCTTTGCTGGTTTGATGGTCATATATCTTCGTCTAGTGTTTTTAAAGCTCCACACTTGCACTGGGAAATGGTGTGCTTGGTGCCGTGTTGTGGGTCGGGCACGTCGCTGTATGGCTCGTGTAGCGCGGTAAAGCCCTCGGACACCACAGACCACTCGTGATAGTGCTTACCGTCTACCCTATTGTGCATTTCCTCCGCCATTTGATTTAGGCACGTCAATCACCGCCGCGTGGGTAGTGATAAACTGCGCCGCATTAAGCAGTGCATTAGTAACAGCAGTTCGCTCGACCTTTGCAGGGTCTACAATCCCTGACGCAAACATATCGCATGTAACGTCATCCTTGGCGTTGTAGCCCTGGTTGTCCTGTAGTTGGCGTACAACCTCGGCATATTCCTTGCCCGCGTTTTCGCATATCTGTTTAAGGGGTGAGCACAAAGCCTTTTTGAGTACTTCCTCACCTACCGTCTTAGGCTCCATTTCCTGGGCAATGCGCCATAGACACATGCCACCACCTTCCACGATGCCCTCTTCCAATGCGGCTTGTGTGGCGTGAACTGCGTCGTCAGCCTTGTCAAGCAGGTAAGTCATATCAACCGTCGAGTATGACCCTATACGTAGCACGGCGATGCCTTTTCGTAGCTTTGCGGCCCTATCGCGACTGCGGTCGGCTTCCCATTTGTTTGGATTCATGTCGGCCAGTGCGGAAAGACGGTCGGCCTGCTCCTTTGCCTTGTTGTTTTTGGACAGGAACACGGTCTTTTTCTCGCTACTAATGACCTTTGCCTGACCCATGTGCTCTTTAACGTCGAAGTTATCAAAGCTAATGCCCGTATTGTCCGCTACAAGCGTTGCACCAACGGAGGCTGCAATATCTTCCAACAACGGCCCTGTCGCACGTATGGCAAGGATTTGAAGGCGACCAAGCTGCTTATTTATGGCAAACAGACCAAGTATCTCTTGCTCAATCTCCTCTGCAACGATGACAATTTGGTTTATTTTGTTGGCTTGCAAGTCCTCAAAGAGCTTTGCGATGTCCCCTACTGCACCAATCTTCTTGGCCGAGCAGAACACAGGTGCATTGTCAAACTCTGCTGTAAGGCGTTCACGGTTGTTTATGAACACAGGGCTAAGGTAGCCCACGTTGGCCTCGTAGCCGTCCACAACCTCATAACTAATCTCAGGCTCGTAGTTTTCCTCAACACGGATAGTGCCTGTAGCACCAACCTTTTCCACAAGCTCTGCGATGTTGGTAGCCAACACGTCGTCCTCGGCTGAGATAAGGGCAACCTGCTTAATATCTTTAAGCGGCCTAGATACCTGCACAATAGCCTTAATAACACCTGGCAGTGCGGCTTTAAGCGACTGTGCCACGGCCATTTTGTTCTCGGGACGCTTTAGGGACTCTTTTACAATTTCACGCACCAAAAGGGATGCAGTACTAGAGCCATCACCAGCAGCGTCTACCTGCTGTGCAGCGGTGTTTTTAACCAGCCATGCGCCAAGGTTTTCGTGCCTGTCCTCAAGGTCAATAGCGTCAGCAATAGTCTTGCCGTCGTTTGTAATGCGTGGCGGCACAGTGTCCAAAAATACATTTAAACCCTTTGGCCCCAGGGTGCCCCCTACGGCGTCAGCGACTTTATTCACACCGACTAAAAGTTTTCCTATTGGGTCAAGTGATACGTCTTTAGACATGGTTTAAAGTTCCAGGCGGCTAATGATGCTTATAAGCTCTGATGTTGAAAACGTAATGGACTGTCGTTGACGTCGTATTTCGGATGGCACAGCGGATAGTTGCTCCTCTGGTGTACCGTCCCCTGCCGCCTTTGGTTGGGGGCGCAAAATAGGGTCAAGTTTTGCGTGTAGTTGAGCAACAACCGCCGAAAGTTCCGAGGCAGTCTTGCCCAGGGAACTGAGCTCACGCTCTATAATGTCCTCGTCCATCATGTTCAAAGGGAACACCATGGGGCTAACCTTACTAAGTTCATTGGTACCAGCGTAAATAGGTGTTGGACTGTTTTGATAAGTTGCTTCTTTTGAACCGTAAAAATCACTCATGATATTATTTCGTCTATGCCCGCATCGGGCTTGGCTTTTAAAATCTCCTCTACCCTACTTGGATAAACTATCACCGCTTTGTCTTGCTGCTTTTCGTCGTAACCATTTAAAACGTAATTCCCCAGTGGCGAGCGTGGATGTC